GAGGACACTGAGGCTGCAATCCAAACAAAGCTGGATGCACTAGCAAACCCAACATCACTTAGCGGTATGCCTTGGGCCGCTGAGTAACACAGAAAGGAATAGACAGATGGCGAAAGACGAAAAGAAAACCATCACGGTCAACGAAGTTGAATATAACTTGGATGACTTTACGGCGGAGCAATCAGCGATGCTAAACCACATCCAAGACTTAGACCGTAAACTCAGCAACGCACAGTTTAACCTAGATCAGCTTATGGTTGGTCGTGAGGCGTTTGTGCAAAGGCTGGCGGCATCACTTGAGCAACCACAAGAGGTTGCAGCGGAGTAAAATATGTTTGGTTTCAACCCTATAGCAGCAGCACCGATTGCAGCAACGGACAAGGTAAACTATGCCCTGTCTGCCACATACACTGGCAACGCAATCGTTATACCAACGCTGACTGCGTATGAGGATGAAACCTTTAGCGCACCAAATGTTCTTACGGGAACAGTTCGCATAGGCGATGGTGCGCTTACACAAGCACACGACTTATCTGCACCAACAATAGACACAGGCAACGTAACAATTGCAGACGCTACGTTTGCGCAGGTACATACGCTTACAATCTCAGACATTACTTTCGGCGCACCAGATGTCGCCACGCTGACCGCGTTTGAAGATGAAACATTCTCAGCACCAAATTTAAACACGGGCACGCCCACTGTTGACACAACGGCAATCACGCAGGTTCACGCAGTATCAGGCTCACTGGCAATTGGCGCACCTACCGTTGGCGAAGGTAATCTAACTCTTAATCACGTTTTTGCATCGCCGCCAGAAGTCTTGGCAGGCATGGATGTTGGACAGCTTCGGTTTCAGTGGATGGAGCAATACTTTGACGCAGAGATTTGGACGGAGCAGGCGGCGGCATCTGACATATGGACAGAGCAAAGCGTATCTAGTGAAACATGGACGGAAGCAGCTTGACATGCTATTGTGCAGCTAACAAAGGATTGAAACATGGCGATTAGCATTACCAAACCAACAGTCGGCGGCTCAGAGGATACTTGGGGTACGACAATCAATACTGCGTTGGATACGATTGTAGACGGTGTAAACGGCACATCAGGAACATTAGCGCCCGATCTAAGTACACTGACGATTAATGGCACAGATGTTACTGCGACAGCCGCAGAGCTAAACATCCTAGACGGCGTTACGTCCACAGCGGCGGAAATCAACTTGCTAGACGGGGCGGTTTCTAACACAGTGGTTAATAGTAAGGCTGTGGTTTATGGGTCAGCGGGTCAAGTTCAGGCAACAACTGTTGATCTGGGTGATTGGACGATTACGCAGTCAGGCACAGAACTACACTTTAGTTACGGTGGTGCGGTTCAATTCAAGCTAACAAGCACTGGTACGCTACAAGCGAATGATGATGTTCAAGCAGAGGCATTCTAATGGCCTTACAAAGTTCTGGTAAGATTACGCTAAAAGAGATAGCGGCAGAGTTTGGTGGTGATGCGCCTCACGGCTTGAAGGAATATTATCGGGGCGGCGCTTATACTACTGGCAACAATACTAATGTTGCAGTGTCGCCAAATCTTATTGGCTTGAAGCAGTTTTATGGTGCAACTAACCAGTTTGAGTTTACCGTTTCAACAAGTCAGCAAGAAATGAACCTTGCGACATATGCAACGGCGCAGGGTTGGGATGGCACCGCCCCTGTTGTTATGACAGTGGCATCTGGCGTTTATCTTTGGTCTGACAATACATCTGTTGGTGGTCTAACAATCCCTAGCAGTATGAACGGCTTAGTAACAATTACAAATAACGGCTACATCATTGGTCGTGGCGGTGATGCTGGACAGGCGGGTGGCCCTGCCCTTGTTAATAATGCAACTGGTGTAATTCTAACCAATGCATCTGGCGCGTTTATAGCTGGCGGCGGCGGCGGCGGTGGTGGTCGTGGCGGCGGTGGCGCAGGTGGCGGTAACGGTGTAAGCGGATATCGTGAAAGCCCACCTACATCTTATGCAGCGGGTGTTGGCGGTGCTATTGGTCAAAACGGCACGAACGGTGAAAGTGGTGCATATTCTGGGGGGTCTTATGACGGCGCAGGTCTAGGCGGCGGCGCAGGCGGTGGTGGCGCGGGTGCTGAGCCACGCACAGATGGCTACGCAGGGTATGGCGCATCAGGCGGTGGTGGTCGTGTATTGACTGTTAGCACATCATACGGACAGGGTGCATTTGGTGGTCTTGGTGATGGCGGCACTGGTGGCTCTAACGGAAACGCAGGTAGCAACGGCACATATGGCGGTGGCGGTGGTGGCTGGGGCGCAGCAGGCGGCAACTCTGGTGGTGCAGGTGGCGCAGCTATTTCTGGCACAGCTATAGCGACATACACGAATAACGGCACAGTTTATGGAACAACGGCATGACATTAGTACCGCTAGACATACCCGCAGGCTTTTATCGAAACGGCACTGATTTAGAGCAAGCTGGACGGTGGCGTGATGGGTCACTGGTTCGTTGGCGTGACAACAGCTTGCGTCCGATAGGCGGTTGGCGTGAGCGCAAGACATCTTTTTGCGCAAGCCCAGTGCGAGGAATGCACACTTGGGAAACCCTCAGTGGCAATGCGTACTTAGTCGGCGGATCACATGATGCCTTAGTTATAATGACAGGTGGCGGCACCCTTACAGACATAACGCCAACAGACTTAGCGACAGGCCGTGAAGATGCGGCAACTAATACAGGTTTTGGCGGTGGATTTTATGGCTATGGATTTTATGGTCAGCCTATTCAGTCATCAGAAAACAGTGTCCCGCAAGAGGCAACCACATGGTCTTTAGATAACTTTGGTGAGGACTTGGTTGCATGTCACTATGATGATGGTCGCATTTTAATCTGGGATACATCAGCTACACCAGCCACAGCATCTGCGCTAACGAATGCACCAACAAATAATCTTGGCTTGGTTGTGACGGAAGAGCGGTTTATTTTTGCCCTAGGTGCGGGCGGAAACCCGCGCAAGGTGCAATGGTGTGGTCGAGAGGACAATACCACTTGGACGGCAGCGGCAACAAACGAAGCTGGCGATATTGAGCTGCAGACCAACGGTCAAATTATGCAGGGCATTCGTACACGCGGTCAAACACTCATTATAACGGACACAGACGCGCATACAGCACGTTATCTAGGCCCACCATACGTTTATGGCTTTGAGCGCGTAGGAACGTCTTGCGGAGCGATTTCACGCAAGTCTGCATCTGATGTGGACATTGGTGTTTTCTGGATGGGTCAACGCGGGTTCTTCCGCTTCGACGGCAACTCTGTTTCAGAAATACCGTGTGACGTTCACGATTATGTATTTGGTGATTTTAACGTAGCGCAGCAATCAAAGGTTTGGTCTGTTGCAAACGGTCAGTATGGTGAAATCTGGTGGTTCTACTGTTCTTCTAACAGCACAGAAATAGATCGCTATGTGGCTTTTGATTATAAAGAAAACCACTGGTTAATCGGTGAGCTATCCCGCACATCTGGTGTACAGCGTGGCGTATTCCGTTATCCGTTCATGGCGGGTCATAATGCAGACAGCGATATTTACGATCACGAGGTTGGCTATAACTTTAATAGCGCAACGACATTTGCAGAAACAGGGCCAATCAGCATTGGTGCTGGGGATCAGATTGCTAAAGTCACAAAGCTAATACCTGATGAAATTACGCAGGGTGATGTAAACGTAACCTTTAAGACGCGGTTTTATCCCAACGCGACTGAAACTACGCATGGGCCGTTCACGCCTGCTAATCCTACAAGTGTGCGTTTTTCTGGTCGGCAGCTTCGTATGCGGGTAGAGGGTCAGAGCGCAACTCAGTGGAAGGTTGGCAATATGCGAATAGACACTATTGCTGGGGGTCGCAGATAATGCCAAGTCCCATTTTGCCACCAATTGGTCCTGACTTGCGCCAGTGGGGTCGGCAATTGTCAGCATACTTGCAAGGCAATCTGGCAAAGCTAGGATTTAAGACAGCCGAAGATAACCCGTCAGAGGATGGTGTTATTCTGTGGGATCGTGAAAATAAATATCCTGTAGTTTCAAAAGATGGCGTGTTCGTACAAATTGTTTTAGAAGACGGTCAGTACGCTGGCGCAGTCACGACAGATCAGACAGCAGCAGCCATAAACACAGCGTACGCTTTAACGTACACTTCTAGCATTGCAGATGGTGTCACAAACGGCACGCCTGCAAGTCGCCTTGTGTTTGCTGAAGCTGGTCAGTACATGATTAGCTTTTCCGCGCAAATTGCA